GTTTCTCCAGTTGAACCTGTTGAACCAGTAGAACCAGTTGTTCCTGTTGAACCGGTAGAACCAGTTGTTCCTGTTTCTCCAGTTGAACCTGTTGTTCCTGTTGAACCTGTTGTTCCTGTTGAACCTGTTGTTCCTGTTGTTCCTGTTGTTCCGGTTGAACCTGTTGAACCTGTTGTTCCTGTTGTACCAGTTGAACCAGTTGAACCAGTTGAACCAGTAGCACCAGTTGTTCCGGTTGTTCCTGTTGAACCTGTTGAACCTGTTGTTCCTGTTGTTCCTGTTGAACCTGTTGAACCAGTTGAGCCTCTTGTTCCGGTTCTACCAGTTGCACCTATTGAACCTGTTATTCCGGTTGTACCGGTTGTACCTGTTATTCCGGTTGTACCTGTTGTTCCTGTTTGTCCTCTTGTTCCGGTTGAACCAGTTGAGCCTCTTGTTCCGGTTGAACCAGTTGAACCAGTTGAACCAGTTGAGCCTCTTGTTCCGGTTCTACCAGTTGCACCTGTTGAACCTGTTGTTCCGGTTGTACCTGTTTTTCCTGTTGAACCTGTTGAACCTGTTGAACCTGTTGTTCCTGTTTTTCCTGTTGAACCTGTTGAACCAGTTGTTCCTGTTTCTCCAGTACAACCTGTTGTTCCTGTTTCTCCAGTTGAACCATAAGAACCTGTTGCACCGATAACACCATCTGCACCAGTAGAACCAGTAGAACCAGTATTATTATTACCAGTAATAAGGGAATATTTTGGACCTGTACCACCTGGATAATATACACCATTGACAAGCGTTACTTGTGCAACTAAATCTACAGGATTTGCACCAGATGTATTTGGAGGGTCTGTAATTGTACTAAGTTGCCATCCTCCTACAGCACCATTAACTGCTACATCTGGTCCTACATTCAAAAAAGGAGTTGCGAATCCAAACTGAGAATAAGCAAGTCCTGCATTATCTGAACTAATAGTTGCATCTGCTCCACTAGCGTCTCTACCATGAATAACAATATTACCAGGTCCAATAATAGTCTCTTTTCTAGTGACAGATTTATTAAGATTATTATACATAATCTATTATAATATTGATAAATATAAAAATAATTTATATCTTTTCTTATTTACAATGCTTTTATTTTGATAAAAATAGATGAATTATACAGTAATTTAAGTAATTTATGTAATTTAAGTAATTTATGTAATTTATGTAAATTATATAAAAATTTAATAATTATATTCAAAGGAAAAATGAAATAAATGATATGTTATTATAAAAAGTTATATTACTATAAATTTATTTTGGACATGGAAAAGGGCGCTGTCCTTTTTCTACTACTAAAGGCTCAGGTAATAATGTAGCAGACCTACTAAAAAAATGTGCAGTTTCTAGATTTTTCAATTCAGCTACAAGAGGAGGTGCTTGATTTACTAAATTAGTAGAATCAATTCCAAATAAAAAGGATTCAATATCAGCAGCATTATTAGACATTTTATTCCATGGAACTTGTCCAGGATTTACTCCTAATCCAGGAAGCTTTGTATCATAAGCAGCTCCATATTGTGAATATGGATAAAGAGTATAGCCTTGGGATTCTTTATATTGTTTTTGTTCTAAATAATAATTTCCAGGTGTATTAATATTCCTTGTGGATGCCATTAATAATATACAATATTTTATTATTATTATAAAATAAATCTATTTTATTAAAAATTAATCATTATTATTACTTTATATTTTTATCTACTGCATTTTTTAATCTTGTAAAATGTTCTTCGCCGATTTTTCCATCTTTTAATAAATCACATATACATGGATGCAATAAATATAAATAATTATAAGAAAACCCTACCGTTAAACCGAGTTCAGGATCTTCACTAAAAAATATGTTTGCCATTTTTTGTAGAATTTCAATCATATTTTCATCAATTTTTATTTTTTCATAAATATCATTTATGATTTCATTTATTTTATCATCACAAATATCTTTAACACCAAATAATTCTAACATTTCAATGCGATATTTTTCTTCAGACAAATCAAGGTCTTCTTCCACATTTTTATAAGATTCTAAGTTTTCATAAATAGACTTCAAATCATTATCATACATAAAATATTTCAATGTTATTTCGGTTTTATACATTTAACAATTTATTTAAAATGTGTGCATATTTTTAAATTGTTTATTTAAAAATATATAATAAAATAATGACCAAGTCTAAACATATTGGTCTGTAGTATGAGTATTGAAGTAATCCTTATCACGTGTTAAATCACGCGAAGGAATTCCACCACGAATCCAACCATTAGAGGCAGCACCTTCTACACAATATGCAGGATTTGTAATTCGTTCTTTTACAGTGGGAATGAGAGGAGTATTAGAATATTTAATATAACTTTTCTCAGTAAGATGAGTAACACTACGTTTATTTGTGATAAAATCACCTTGTTGAATCTGTGATTCTAAAACAGGATTTACAGAACCACGACCTAAAAAAGGTACAGTGGCAAATGGACGGTGAAAAAGGTCAATACGAGCCTTTGGATGAGTTTGAATAGTACCAATTAAAAGCTGAGAACTTTTATCAATATTACATCCTCCAGCACCAGAATTATGACCACCATTATAAAAAACACCAGGTTGGGTAGTTGCTAAAGCAATTGGTTGTCTCATAGAACAATCATCTGCAAAATAATTTTGCAATAAATAATTAGATGCTTTTATATCTTGAATTGTGTTTTGATCCTGAGTGCAAACATCATTTCCAATTCTGGACATATTATCAAATGTGAAGTTAGTAACATACGCCATTATATATACTTTACATTATTTTATTTTTCTTTTTATTGTAATTAATTTATTACATATTCTAAATTATTATTATTTATTAAAATTTAAACAAAAAATTATAATAAGTCATAATATAATGATTCTTATTACTACCTTTTATGTTCCAAATAATGAGTTAAGAGAGAAAGAAATCAATAAGTGTTTGATAAGGAATTATGAAAATCCATTTATTGAAAAAATAATATTATTAAATGATAAAATATATAAATTACCAATACAACAGGAAGAAGAACCCCAAAAGATTCAGCAAGTTATTATTAATAATTCACCTAATTATAAATTAAGATTTGATGATGCCATAAATTATATTAATAATTCAGAAGAATGTATTGGGAAATTATGTATTCTCTCTAACAGTGATATTTATTTTAATGAAACCTTGTCAAAAATTGATAATACAACACTTTCAAACAATGCTTTTGCTTTACTAAGATATGATGAACATGAAAACGGTGATTTAACATTATATTCAGAAAATGGTAAACCTCGTGATAATTCTCAAGATTGTTGGATTTTTAAAAGTCCACTAAAAGTAAATACAAATATTCTTAATTTTGAATTTGGTACTCTTGGATGTGATAATGTATTTGCAAATATAGTTTATAATTCTGGTATTTATATAAGTAATCCATGTTACAGTATTCAATCAATTCATGTTCATTCTTCAAATTATAGAACATATAATGAACAATCTAGACTTTATAGAGAATATTGTAATGTTGTTCCATGTAATTTGAAGGAAATGCCTAAAATAATTTATACAAATTATTGGGGGAATATTATAAATAAATAAATAATATTTAATAAAGTGTATATCTGTAATTGTCTTGTAATAAAGCAAAAGGATTGCCTTCTTTAGCACTAGGCATATTTCCATATAAAAATTTTCCAAATGCACCTTGATCAGAGGCAACACGAGTATTTGGATTAGAATTAAATATTCTTAAAGATTGATCTAAATAAAAATTTTCTCCTAAATCACCAAATAATTGTTTATTAGTATTTTTAATTCCAGGATTCAAGCTTTGAACCATTTTTTTTACACTCCTTACAATATCTTCATCTACATCAGGATTAAAAGAAGGAGGAGCTGCTTTTCTTTCAGGATCATCATTAATTTGTGTTAAAAGTACATTATTAAATGGATTTTTTTTGTTAACTTTTTCAAAATCACTTCTCAAATGATATTCTAATGTTTCAGGGTTTTTGATTTTTATAGGACCACTTGAATAATTATCTATTGGTTCAAAATTATTGTGTTTTGTGAATCCTTCTACTGATTTTGTTTTTGAATTAGTTTTGTATTGATACATTAATATAATTGCAAAAAGTGTAATAAATCCGATAATTAAAATGCGAATAGACATTGTAAATACAAATCCTAAAAGAGATAATATAATAACTAATCTGCTAATAGAATTCATTTTTTCCTCAAATGTCATTTTTGGACAAGGCCATAGTTGCATAATTGATTTTTTGTTTAATAATATTGTAGGGTCATTTAACCAGAATTTGCTTGACATATTATATATATAACATTACTTAATTTTTATATAATTCAAATTACAAAAATTAAGTGTTCAATTTATTTTTATTTTTTATTTTTATTTTTATTTTTTTTATTATTCTTACTTGGTTTTGTTCCAACTGGAGTTCGTTCTACTTTCTCTCCTGTACTAAATACCGATATCAATTGTTCATCTGTTAAAGCATTCTGTTGAGTTGGTATTGATGTTTGTGATTGGATTTCTGTAGTTTTTTGTGCTTTATTCTTCATTCTCTCTTTCATTTGTGCCATCTTCATATTGCGTTGAAGTTGTGATTTCATAGCATTCATATTCATTTTTCCACCACCTCCTCCCATACCCATTTTGCTTAACATGCTTTGAATATCTTCCATTCCTGGCATATTTTTCATATTGCTCATTAATTCACTAGCTTCTGCAATTAATTCACTTTCTTTAATCTCTCCAGATTTAATTTTTGTATCAAGTTTTTCTCCTACATTTTTTACCATTCCCATTAATTTTCCAGGATTTTTAAATAAATTTTGAAATACTCCTTTAATATCACCTGCATCTTCCATATCAATATTTAAATCATGTGCTGTCTCTTCAGCAATTTCTTTTGCTAAATTACCAATTTTACCTGTTAACATATTATTAATATGATTGTGAATATCATTTGCTGAAGGCATATTCATACCGCTTTTTGGTATTCCTTCACCTCCTTCACCTCCTTCTCCTTCACCTCCTTCTCCTTCACCTCCTTCTCCTTCACCTCCTTCACCTTCTTGTTGTAGATTTTCATGAAAATTAGAATCAAATAATTCTTGCATTTTTTCCAACGTTTCCTCTAATTTCTCTTTAAATTCATTTTCATCTATATTATCAAATAACTTTGCAGTATTTCCAAATGCTTCTTTGTTTTGAACACATCCAATTATTGAAATTGCAATTAATTGTAGATATTTCCAAATTGTATCACGAGTACTATCACTCATATCTAGTTGCCATAAGTATTTAAAACAAATACCAGGTAAAAAATCGGTATTTATAGGAGAAGCAACGCTAAACATTTCGGAATTTTTATAGATAATATCAAAGAAACGCTCAGGATAAACTCTAATGCAATGATTAAATATGAAATTAAGACGGTTTGATTTATCCTTTAATACTAAGTTATTTCTCTCTTCTTCATCTTCAATATCATTAAAACTTTTGCTCTTCCACCATTTATTAATAATACCTTCATATTCTGGAAATGTAGCTATCATATCTGAAATAAAATCATTAATAACCTTTTTGAATTCTTCTGGAGCTTCTGAAATTTGTGCCATTTATATCTGTTTTATAATATTATTTATTTAAATTCTTAAAATAAATAACATTATTTTTCATTATTTTCATTATTTAATAATTTATTTTTCCCAATAATGTATACACAAAGTTGTTAAATTTTGACAATATTTCATTGATTTAGATTGATTCTCAGGATTCATATTTTTAACAGGATCTCTCAATCTATTAATCGCTTCTAGAGATTTTTTAGACCAGTCATTTAAATTTTCTAAATCATCTCCATAATCTTTTTCAAGAAAAAAACTTATATCACCTTTTAGAATAACATCTTGATACTTTTTTGCAACATATTTATACCAAATATCAATTAAAATTTTTGGATTTGTTTTTCTAAAAAATATAAATGCATTTTTTGCTAATGTTATATCAGGATCATTAGGGAAAACATTAATAATATCTTCAACAAACTGCATAAATTGGTCATTAAATGTTTTCAATATTTGAGTTTTTATTGATGATTCTGTTGAGCTCATAGTTATTAGTTTATTTTATTATTATTTTTTTAAGTTTATTCTTTAAATATTATTATTTATGTTGCATACATAAGAGCCGCGTTTCCACCAATAAATGTAACCATATTTATTCTCTCTTCAAACAATATTAAATTAAAATTATAATCATAAATTCGCCAAGTTGGTTTGTTAATTCCAATAACATTTCCAGTATTTGGATCACATATTGTTAATGATTGTGCTAAAGGATCCAATGGTGGAATAATAGTGTTAAATTCAAATAAAATATTTGTAAACCGACTCATATTGATTGCACCAGAAGGTTGTAATTCATAAGGGGATGTATTCAAACAAAAATTGTAACAATATAAACCATCTGGAGCATTACCTCCAGTGCGTAAATATTTTTCAATCAAATTATATACTGTTGCTGGTTGAATATTCTCTCTATAAGATCCATCCAATAATATTCCTAAAAATGTCAAAATTTGTTTTTCATTTTCAAAACTATAATTACCAGTAATCATCCAACCTGTTAATTTTCCATTTGCGTTTACACCTGGTCCCACTTGCGTTGGTGTTGCAACACCATTATTATATCTAATTATTTCATAACTGCTTGTTGTAGGTGCTTGAACTAAATCATTTGGAATATATCTATAAGGCCAATTTGTATAATTACTCCATTCATTACGCAAATTTACATCACTTCTTTGCATATAAAACAAATAACTAGTTATCATTCCTAAAGAATCCAATTGAATTTTATTTGGTCCAGTAACATTATAGAAAACACTTTCTCTCACTTGTTTAAATAAATATTTTTGTTCATTGAGTGCAAATATTCGGGATTCTTCATTAGATAAAAAACAATATGTACAATTCAAATGTACGTCGGCATTCCATATTGTGCGTTGGTCAGTATATGAATTTACACCTAATTCAATATCAGGTGGTGTCTGTAGAAAGCGGTAAAATTGCATATACCATTGATTAAAATTAGGTGCAACATATGGATAATTATTATAACTATCAAATACATCACGTATTTGAAATAATTCTTGTATTGGTCTTAATGTTACCACTATTTGAAGTTCATTATATTGTAATGAAACTAAAGGAAATGCCATTTGACTACGAATACCAAACCAAGCATTTAATGGAACAATCAAGGTTCTTCCACGAATAGATGGTTCTGCTCCAGCAGGATTACTTGTATAAAAAGCATTTGGATAAGAATTTACACGAGTGCCTGCATTTCCAGGGTCATTAATTTCAGGAATATTTCCAATCATTTTATTAAAAAGTGCTGTTTTTTGTCCATCAAAATCACGCTGAACTTGTGCTAATAAATAACCTCCTGAAAATTCCTGAAGAGTTTGATTTCCACAAGTAATAGATATTTTAGAAATTAATTGAGCTCCAATATTTTCAATCCAACGAAATTCATAAGGTATCCAGCTACCTGCATTATTTTGTTCAATTGTAGTATCATTTATTGGTGGCATAATTGGGCTCCATATATTTGGTAATTCTACTGATAAATAACAATCCATTAATAAATCTGCGTAACGCTTAATTTTAAAAGTAAATACAGAGGGTTCAACAAGTCTCAATGTTTTTGCTCCTTCAAAATCTATACGAAATTTTTGAAGACCAAAATTTGTATACTTTGAATATGTGCTTTTAAAAAAAGTTTTTGTAGGATTTCCGGTTAATATTATATTTTGTTGCCCTTCTGATGTTAAGTTCATTAAGCCACCTGGCATGTTTTGTTATAATATATAAACAATATATTTAATTGTTTTATTTGATTAATGTATTTTTTTATATATATAAAATAATATATTATATTAGATATGTCTGAAAAATCACCTTTATTATCAACAAAAAGTAATTCATATGGAAGTACAAAAAATAATGTAACAAATAATGCAACAAATAATGCAACAAATAATATTACAAATTTTACGAATAAATTATTATCGCTAAAAGAAAATACAATATTTTATGCGATGTTAATATTTTTTATTGTTATAGTTGTTTTAGCATTAATATATTATCTCATAATAAAGAGTTTTATATCTAGAACATGTACAACTATGGATAATTTATATTCAGAGAAAAATAACAGAATTACAAACATTAATACATCTGATCCAGATAGTCAATATTCTTTAAGAGATTATTATATTAAAACTGCTTATAATTGTTGTAGTTTAGGAAGTTATAAAAATTCTTTTGTAAGCATTTGCATTTTTAAAAATTTAGTTAGACAAGGTGTTCGTGGTTTTGATTTTGAGATTTATTCTATTAATGATAAGCCTGTTGTTGCCACTTCTACTGTAGATGATTATTTTATTAAAGAAACATATAATTATGTTCCATTTTCAGAAATTATGGAAGTAATAACCAATTCTTCTTATGCACCTAATCCAAAAGACCCTATTTTATTTCATTTAAGAATTAAAAGTACAAATATTCATATGTATGAAAATTTAGCATCATTATTTAAGAAATATGATAGTTTCTTTTTAGGTCCAACTTACAGTTTTGAAAATGGTCTTAAAAATATGGGAGAAGTTCCTATTGTAGAATTACTTGGTAAAATTGTTGTTATTGTTGATAAAAGTAATCAAACTTTTATGGATTGTAAAGAGTTTTATGAATATATAAACATGACTAGTAATTCGGTTTTTATGAGAGCATTAAGATATTATGATGTTAAAAATACACCTGATATGAATGAACTTATTCAATATAATAGACAATTTATGACAATTGCTTTACCAGATAGAGGTGAAAAACCAGCAAATCCAAATCCAGTTGTTTGTCGTGAAATGGGATGTCAAATGATTGCAATGAATTATAATAATTTTGATAGTTATTTAGCAGTTGATTTTGGTTTTTATGATAAAAGTGGTACTGCATTTGATTTAAAACCAGCTAGACTTAGATACAAACCACTTTATATTGATGCTCCTGCTCCTCAAAATCCAGCTCTATCTTATCAAACACGCACAGTAAGTGAAGATTATTATAAATTTGAAATATAAAAAAAACCCATTTAAAGAAAAAACAATATAAGGAAAAACCAATATAAAGAAAAAACCAATATAAAGAAAACCCATTTAAAGAAATACCCATTTAAAGAAAACCCCATTTAAAGAAAAAACAATATAAGGAAAAACCAATATAAAGGAAATAATATCAAAATAACATTGATATTATTATATTTTATTATATTAGTAATTTGTTTAACATGTTAAAATTATGCGATAAAAAAATGTCTTTTGATGATTGCGAATTAACAATATTAAGAGCTGCAGTAGATAGTGCAGAGGAACAAATTGGTAAAAAAACTGTAAATTCACCTGAAATCCAACAAATTATTTCTATTGTGGAAAATTTTATTAGGCGTAAAAGTCTTATTTGCTATGGTGGAACCGCAATTAATAATATTTTACCCAAAGAAGACCAATTTTATAATAAAGAAGTTGAAATCCCTGATTATGATTTTTTCACTGCTAACGCATTAAATGATGCTAAAGAACTTGCAAATATTTATTTTAAAGCTGGACTTACTGAAGTAGAAGCAAAATCTGGACAACATTATGGTACATACAAAGTCTTTGTTAATTTTATTCCTGTTGCTGATATTACTAATGTTCCATTAGAATTATATAAAAGATTAAAGGATGAATCTATTAAAGTAGCAGGAATTTATTATGCACCTCCGAATTATTTAAGAATGTCTATGTATTTAGAATTATCTCGTCCTGCTGGAGATATTAGTCGTTGGGAAAAAGTTTTAAAACGATTAACACTTTTGAATAAACATTATCCATTAACAGCTAAACAATGTATGCAAGTAGACTTTCAGAGAGAAATGTCCGATAAAGTTCATGGACAAGAAATATATGAAACTGTGAAAGAAACTCTTATCAATCAAAGCGTTGTATTTTTCGGTGGTTATGCAATCTCTCTATATTCAAAATATATGCCCAAAGAACTTCAAAAACAATTAAAAAAAATACCAGATTTTGATGTTATTTCTTCTGAACCAGAAACAACAGCAGAAATTATTAAGGAAAGATTAAAGGATATTAATATTCATAATATTAAAATTATTAAAAGACCTGGAATCAGTGATGTTATTCCTGAACATTTTCAAATAGAAGTTGGTAAAGATACAGTTGCATTCATATATAAACCAATAGCTTGTCATAGTTATAATAATATTTTTATGAAAGGTCGTACCATTCGTGTAGCGACAATTGATACTATGTTAAGTTATTATTTAGCTTTCTTATATACAGGAAGAAATTATTACGATGTTGACCGTATTCTTTGCATGGCTCAATTCCTTTTTGATGTTCAACAGAAAAATCGTTTAGAACAAAAGGGATTATTGAAAAGATTTAGTATAAATTGTTATGGACATCAAGAAACACGTGAGGAAATGCGTGCTGAAAAATCTGCAAAATTCAAAGAATTAAAGGATAAAAGGGGAACAAAAGAATATGAAGAGTGGTTTTTGACATATCGCCCTGCAGATCTTTCTCTCAATGTCAAAAAACCAAAAACTCAAAAGAGAAAAAATAAATCTAAAAAGACTAAAAGAAAAAGTTTTTTTGGATTCAAATAAATTTATATATGTGTTATATTATATTATATTATATTATATATTATAATATATTATGTCATATTCACGAAATTTGTTTCCTTCAAGAAATGGTTCTGGTTCTTTTGGTTCACCTGGTTCTACAGGTGCAACAGGTTTAGCCGGAACTACAGGTGCAACAGGTCCAGCTGGAATTCAAGGACAACCAGGAACTCCTGGCGGTCCGACTGGCCCAAATGGTTCTATTGGTGAAAGAGGTCCTCAAGGTATTCAAGGTGTTCAAGGAATAGATGGTGAAATAGGTCCTCAAGGTTATCAAGGTCCTATTGGTCCTGTTGGCCCTATTGGCCCTGAAGGTCCTCTTGGTCCTGTTGGTCCTCAAGGTATTCAAGGTATTCAAGGTATTATTGGTCCTATTGGTCCTCAAGGACTTATTGGTCCTATTGGTCCTATTGGTCCTGAAGGTCCTATTGGTCCTCAAGGAATTCAAGGTATTCAAGGTGTAATTGGTCTTATTGGCCCTGCTGGTCCTCAAGGTCTTATTGGTGAAATCGGCCCTCAAGGCCCTATTGGTCCTATTGGCCCTCAAGGCTTTATTGGTGAAATAGGTCCTCAAGGCATTCAAGGTGTGCAGGGTCCTATTGGTCCTATTGGTCCTGAAGGTCCTATTGGTCCTCAAGGAATTCAAGGTATTCAAGGTATAATTGGTCCTATTGGCCCTGCTGGTCCTCAAGGTCCTATTGGTGAAATCGGCCCTCAAGGCCTGATTGGTCCTATTGGCCCTCAAGGCTTTATTGGTGAAAGAGGTCCTCAAGGCATTCAAGGTGTGCAGGGCCCTATTGGTCCTATCGGTCCTGAAGGTCTTATTGGTCCTCAAGGAATTCAAGGTATTCAAGGAGTGCAGGGTCCTATTGGTATTCAAGGTCCTCAAGGTCCTATTGGTGAAAGAGGACCTCAAGGAGTTCAAGGTCTTGTTGGTGCTAAAGGTGACCAGGGAAATACTGGACTAAACGGTAATCCAGGAGGACCTGGATTTTATTTATATTATAATTATTGGTCCACACCTGAATCATCCCTACCTCCTGGAGTTTATTTATTAAGTTATACTCCAAAATCACCTGTCATTATTCCTGACAATTATTATATTTCTATAAGTGAAACAACTGTTTATAATTTTAATTATATAAGTAATAAAACTTTTAAAATAGTATCAAATGGAGCTATTCAATCTATTATATATGGTAGTTGCATTTCAAATAATTCAACAGTAACAATAACTCAATTTAATCTTATCAATACTACAACAACTAATATGTTATATGGAGATATACTACCTATTAAATTACAAGCAAATGATGTTCCAACATCAAATACAAATGTAATAAATGGTATCATTAACCCAACGGATTCAGAATATTACGAAGTCAATGAAGGAGACATCATACAAGTAGAAATAAAAGTAACTATATCTAATCTTGATACAGCATATATTTATTTTCAATATCCACAAGATTATAGTAATTTGAGTATTTCAGCCACATCATTTATTCAAGGAGTAAATGGTTCTACAGGTTCTATTGGTCTTCAAGGTCCTCAAGGTCTTCAAGGTCCTCAAGGTCTTCAAGGTCTTCAAGGTCTGCAAGGTATTCAAGGCATTCAAGGTATTCAAGGTCCTGTTGGAGAAAGAGGTGCTTCTGGTGAAAGAGGACCTGTTGGAGAAATAGGTCCTCAAGGTATTCAAGGCATTCAAGGCCTTATTGGTCAAAAAGGTGATACTGGTTTTCAAGGTATTCAAGGTCCTGCTGGTCCTCAAGGTATTCAAGGTTCTGCTGGTCCTCAAGGTATTCAAGGTCCTGCTGGTCCTCAAGGTATTCAAGGAATTCAAGGTATTGTAGGTCAAAGAGGTGATACTGGTTATCAAGGTCCTCAAGGTTCTCAAGGTCCTCAAGGTCCTCAAGGTATTCAGGGAATTAATGGTGAAAGAGGTCCTGCTGGTTCTCAAGGTCCTCAAGGCCCTCAAGGTCTTCAGGGTATTCAAGGTCCTATTGGTAATACAGGTATTCAAGGTGCTGTTGGCCATCAAGGCATTCAAGGCATTCAAGGCATTCAAGGTCCTCAAGGTGTCATTGGTCCTATTGGTCCTATTGGTCCTATTGGTCCAACTGGTACAACTGGTAATACTGGTTGTACTGGCTCAACTGGTAATACAGGTTCAACAGGAAAAACTGGTAATACAGGAACAACTGGAACAACTGGTAATACTGGAACAACCGGTAATGCAGGTCCAACTGGGCAAACTGGTAGAACAGGAACAACTGGTTCTACTGGTCCAACAGGTAATACAGGAACAAGTGGTCCTACTGGTCCAACTGGACAAACTGGTAGAACAGGAACAACAGGTCCAACAGGTAATACAGGTCCAACTGGTAATACAGGTAATACTGGTCCAACTGGACAAACTGGTAATACTGGTAACACAGGAACAACTGGTTCAACAGGTCCAACTGGTCCAACTGGGCAAACTGGTAGAACAGGAACAACAGGTCCAACAGGTAATACTGGAACAACTGGTAATACTGGTTGTACTGGTCCAACAGGTAATACAGGTAATACAGGAACAAGTGGTCCAACTGGTCCAACTGGACAAACTGGTAACACAGGAACAACTGGTCCAATTGGAAATACTGGTCCTTCAGGTACACCTTTTTGGATTGGAGTAACAGGTACAACTTCAATATGGTATAATAATGGAAATGTAGGTATTCTTAATAATGGACCTAGAGCACCTTTAGAATTGAATGCAAATCAAATTATTTATAGAAGTAATGTATGGAGGACTGTTGGAGCTCCACAAGCTCTTTGGACAGGAATATGTTATGGAAATGGTTTATTTGTTGCTGTTGCACAGGGTAACCCTAATACTAGAGTTATGACAAGTGAAGATGCTATAAATTGGACAGCTAGAACTGCTGATTTGAATAGAGCTTGGCAGGCAGTATGTTATGCTAACGGATTATTTGTAGCAGTTGCAGAGACAGGAACTGGTAATAGAGTTATGACAAGTCCAAATGGTATTAATTGGACTTTACGTACTTCTCCCGCTGATAACGCTTGGCGTGCAGTATGTTATGCTAATGGATTATTTGTAGCAGTTGCATGGTCAGGAAGTAATAATAGAGTGATGACTAGTCCAGATGGTATTAATTGGACTATACGTACTTCTGCTGCTAATAATGAGTGGAGGGGATTATGTTTTGGCAATGGATTATTTGTTGCTGTTGCAAGAACAGGAAGTGATAATAGAGTTATGACTAGTCCAGATGGTATTAATTGGACTATACGTACTTCTGCCGCTAATAATAATTGGAATGCAGTATGTTATGCTAACGGATTATTTGTAGCAGTTGCAGGTTCAGGAACTAATAATAGAGTGATGACTAGTCCAGATGGTATTACATGGACTTTACGTACTTCTGCTATTGATAGTGAATGGACTTCAGTATGTTACGGTGATGGGATATTTGTAGCAGTTGCATTTACATCTGCATCCACAGGGAATAGAGTCATGACAAGTCCAGATGGAATTAACTGGAATTTACGTGATCATCCCTTAAATAATAGTTGGACTTCTGTATTTTATGGAAATGGATTATTTGTTGCTGTTGCGGATAATAGAGATAATTTGATGATTAGTGGAAAGCAAGAAGAAGTACTACAAGTTCAACAAACCAATCTTCAGACTGTATTAGCTAGTGGAAATGATGCTGGCAATTCACTAATAATTGCAACAAGTGGAATAACAGGAACTACTTGTAATTTTAGTAGTATAGTTGGAAATACTGGTAGTTTTTTAAATACAACTTCTTCTACTTCAAGAACTACAGGTGCTTTGGTTGTATCAGGAGGAGTTGGAGTAGCAGGAGCTTTAAATGTTGGTGGAAATGTAGGTATTGGAAGGGATACATCATCATTTGTATTGGATGTGAGTGGCAATGCTAGATTTACACTAGATTGTTTTATTAATAGTATTACTGTTGGAAGAGGTAGTGGAAATATTGATACAAATACAGTATTTGGTAATCGTGCTTTAGAGTCAAATACAACTGGAACAAATAATACAGCAATTGGTTTACTTGCTTTAAGAAACAATACAAATGGAAACCTAAATACAGCAATTGGTTATGATAGTTTAACTGCAAATACAAGTGGAGGAGATAATACAGCAACTGGTAGAGATTCTTTATCTAGAAATACAACTGGAAATGAAAATACAGCAATTGGTGGAGGAGCTTTAGAATTTAATACAACTGGAAATGAAAATACAGCAGCTGGGCAACAATCTTTACAATCAAATACAACTGGAAACTGGAATACAGCAAGTGGTAGAGCAGCTTTAAGAAATAATACAACTGGACTCAGAAATACAGCAATTGGTAGAAATTCTGGTCTAACAAATACTACTGGTTCCAATAATACATATTTAGGTAATGAAGCTGATGCATCAGGTAATAATTTTTCAAATTCCACAGCAATAGGTAATGGAAGTATAATAACAGCATCCAATCAAATAGTCTTGGGACGCAATACAGAAATAGTAAATATTCCTGGTAATGCTACTTCTAATTCAACAACTTCAGGTGCGTTGACTGTATCAGGAGGAGTTGGAGTAGCAGGTGCTTTAAATATTGGTGGAAATGTAGGTATTGGAATAAATAGTAATAATGACTATAGATTGGATGTAAGTGGAAATATGCGATTCCAAAATCGTAATGTAATATGGGCAAATAATGCTTCTGGTACTGCACAACAATTTTTAATACCTCTTGAAAATGATAATGTTACTTATTTAAATTATGGTTCAGCTGGTTTTAATATAAGAAATAAT